GCTTTTTGAGCTCTTTCACGGCGCTTTGTTCTCTGTGCTCTTCGATTCTCCGGACGGTGCTCAAGTACCGGTTCAGCGCGTCGCCTGTGCCGCTCATTTAGCTTCACCGCCCTCGGGTGGTACACTCATGCCCTTTTTGCCTACCGTGCCTTCCTTGGCCGTCTCGTCGCTCTCAGGGGCTTTCCCGAAAAGGTTCAGCGCGTCCTGCTGCCGCTCCTCTTTCAGCGCGAGCAAGTAGTCGATATCGTCGACCGCAGAGAGCTGATTGTAGGCAATCTCATCCGGCACGCCTGCATTGATAAGCGCCTGTACGGCCTGCGCCTCCGAGAGCACATCGACCGGGAAATTCCGCTTGTATTCGACATACGCCTGCAGGTAGTCGAAGGGAATGCTCTTTTTCATAAAGGCCGAGCCGAGCAGCCGGAACATATACATGTCCGCGCTGTTCATTTTCGCCTCAAAAGCGCCGCACTTTGCCTCAAAGGCCGTGAGTTTAAATTTAAGGCTGATGCCCGATGCTGCGTTGAAGGTTTCGTCGTTCAGATTCGGCGTTTTGGAGAAGCGATAGATATTTCTCTCGAGGCGGTCAAGGTGATGCTCGTTAAAGCCGTCATTGATGTCTTTCGTGAGGTAGTAGACCCTGTGCGATTCATTCGCATAGCCGGGGCTGATTTGCAGTACACCGGCGCGCTCCACCTCCGCAAGCTGTGCTTGGGAAAGTTCGCCGATGCCGTCGAGGACCTGCAGCGCGTGCGTATTGCCCTCAGCGTCGTTTGCGTTGTCGGATACGGTCTTGTCGTACTCATCGATGAGCGCCATGACGCGCTCCGCGCTGCTAAGCATCTCGCCATTCAGCGGGATTGCCTGGAGCGGGCAGAAATCGAAGAGATGCTCTTCCTCTCCGGAGCGCAGGAAATTACCGAGAGCGCCCTCAAAATGATGCACGCTGTGCCCGTCGTAGGCGTCCGCATGCCACACCTCTGCGCCGGAGATGCCTGTGGTTGCGTAGTACCGGACAGCGTAGTCAGGCTCTTGAATCTTGTCCCGTGCCAGCACGATAGTCTCATACGGCGGCACGACCATCACGCGCTCGTCACCGTGCCTGTCGATATAAAAAAGTCTTCCGGCATATCCGCACACGGAAGCGAACTTTGTAACTTCAAGGTTTACGTCGTACATATTGTTCCGTGTGACGAACTCCGAGAGGGCCCTTTTCGCCGCCTCAACGGCAGCCTCTCCGCCGGTCGCGCTCTCCGCGCTCTCATCCTCTGCATAGCTGTAGGATGCGGCCTTTCCGGCAAAATAGCCGACCATCACATCATTGATTTCGCCGAAAAAATCGTTGTTGACTTTATTATTCAGCTGCGGGACCGCATTGCCGTTGCTGTCCTTAAGCCCATCGGAGAAGCGCGGAATGCGCGAAAAGATAGGCACCTTGTCCTCATAGCATTTATACCGCTCGTATAAATCCTTCGTGCGACAACGATTCAGCTGATGCGCATTGATGATGCGGTTTACGATGTCATCCGTAAAGCCGTTTTCGTCGATATAGTCGATGTACTCGCTGTAATCGGGATAGTCGTCCGTTCTCCTCATAGTCTTGCCTTTCCGGGCTCCGCCCTTGCGCCGCCGTATAGCACTCCGATGCCGTACCGCATGGAGTCCATGCCGTGTGAGAATTCATGGTCGGGCTTGTCCGTCGGCTGCCCGTCGCGGCCTTTTGCCCAGCAGTAATTCTCAATTTCTTTCTTGAATTCAATGCAGCGCGGATGCACGACAATCTGAAAATTCTGAATGAATTGGATGCCGTGATTCACGCTGTCGCGGCCTTTAAGCGACGGCTCGGCCTTGAGGCCAAGCTGCCTAAGCTCCGCTATGGATTTCGGCTCCGCGCTGTCGCAGACGATGCGCTGCCCTCCGTAGCCCTTTTCGATAATCGCTTTTGCGATCTCTTGGTTTGTCGCTCCGGAGCGGTACCACTCATCGAAAACATAGATTTTCTTCTCTACGTCATCGACCAGCTCGCACACAAAAGCATTCGGGTCCGTGAAACCGAAGTCCAAATTGAACGCTGATTTCATGCCGGGCTTTGCCCGCAGCGCATCAATGTCGAAATCCTCGTACACGACATTCGTGTAAATCAGGCCTTCCGCAATTCCCCAATCGCCGTCGCCCTCGATGCGGTAGCGCCGCGGATTCTGTTCCTTCATCTTCCGGAAAATCGCGCGGTCGGCCTCATCCAGCCATTCGTTGCATTTCCAGGTCGTGGTTTTCGTGAAAACCTCATCGTCCGGCGCGTCAAAGAACCGCTTTTTAAGCCAACTGGTAGCCGACCACGGGTTAAAGGTCAGCGTGATTTGCTTAAAATAGCCCTCCGGCACCTCGCCTCTAATGGACATGTCGAGTTTGTTGAAATCATCTTCGTTTGCAAGCTCATATGCCTCCTCGATCCACACAAAACAGAGAGTTCCGTAGTCGACCGAAATCGAAGTGATTTTCAGACCGTCATCCAGTCCGCGAAAAAGGATTTTCTGCCCCGTGGAGCGGCGCGTAATCTGCATCGGCGATACCGTGCAATCGAAATACGCATCTACTCCGAGGCGGTGTATTGCCCATTTGAGGTCAGAGAAGACCGAGTCGCGCAGCGTATTTGAGTACCGGCGCACGCAAAGGGCATTGCTTTCCGGATACTGGAAAAGCCGGAAAATCAGATTAAGCGCAGCCGTCTTGCTTTTCTTGGATCCACGGGATCCTTTGCACACACGGTAACGCTTTTTTGTTTTCCAAAAATCCGCGTATCCGGTGCCCACAAGCTCCTGTAAAGATAATCGCGTCAGGGGCACCGCCTCCTTTCATGCACTAAAAAAGAGCGGTCATACTGTGATGTCCGCTCCGGTATCCGGATTCTCCGTGTCTTTTGTTGCGTCCCAGCGACCTTCACCGTCTACGTAGTAGTAATACGGCGCTCCGCCGACTGTGGGCTGTGTGCCGCGCACATAGGCGTCTTTCGCCATGAGGCCGGTCTTTGTGAGGTAGTACTGCGCGCCCTGGTAATCGAGCCACTGTCCGGCAAGCATTCCGCCGTCTCCGGCGAGGTAGTACCAGCCCGCTGCATCCTGAAACCAGCTGTCACGGATGAGGTCTCCGGCGTTGTCAAAGACGTACCAGCGACCGCCGATGTATTTCCACTTTCCGGCGACAAGCGCGCCGTTTTCGTCGATGTACTGCCATGCGCTGCCTTTCTGCTGCCAGCCGGTGTGCGCGTTTTCCCGATGCTTTGCGCAAGCAGTGTATGCGCACCAACTCACATACTCCGCGCACCAGTACACGCCATTCATGCCGTACCATGCGCCGTATTTCGTGTAGTTTGCGTCGCCAGGATTGCCGGTCTTGCTCTCCAGCTGTGCATTGCTTGCCTTTTCGACGTAGCCGACCTCTCCGAGCGCTACCGCAATCAGCTCTTCGGCTGTGCAGGTGTCTGCGCCATAGCGCGGACGGCCGAAGCCGTCGATGAGGTGGCCACCACCGACCTCAGACGGTGAAAAAACATAGGTCTTCACCGCGACGCATCCGCCGTCACGCGAGAAATATTTGCCCGCGGCGGTGTTGCCCTCTACGGTCGTAATCCGGACTTTCCCGAAGGCAAGCCGCTCGACCTTGGTCACAAGGCCCACATGCGCGACGCGGTTTTTCGCCTTGCTGAAAAAATACACGATGTCCCCGGGGAGCGGGTCTTTAAGGTACCGTCCTGCGCGGACGAAATTGGCCTTGCCCTCAGGCGTGTAGGCCGTATAGCCTCCGCACAAGAGCTTTTGTCCTGCCTGATATGAATTCATGCTGCTGCCTCCTACTCTTTCAGGTCATCCACAATGACCACCGCGTCCATAGTGACGCCCACATTCTCTTTGAAAATTCCGTACCGCTTGCCGAGAAGCTCGGCCGCTTTCAGCCGGTCTTTCGCGGCTACATCAATCGCTGTGATATTCTGCATGCCGTCGCCGATCAGCTGCAGCGTCTGCTCGCGCTGCTCTCCGCGCATGATAGAGGTGAGATACTCTAAGACCTCTTGCGCGTCCGCGACCTTCGCGGAATGCAGCTCGTCCAGCAACTTTTTTAAGAGCGCCTGCACCCGAGGGTTTTTCATGAGGGTGGTGCTTACCACCGTGGCGCTCCGCTTTGAGTATCCTGCGCGGATAGCCGCCTGCGCCGCATTGCCGTCAATCAGGTACTCCTCGCAGAATCTGCGCTGTCGTTCCGTCAATCCTGTCCTTGCCATCGCAAGCTCCTTTCTCTGAAATAAAAAAAATCCCGGCGGGCAGGAGGTCGCCTGTCCATCCCGAGACCAGGCTAGGAGAATCCCGCCGGGAAATAAAAAAGACCGCGGGGAATCCCGTGGCCTTCTTCACCCTACACTATAGCACAGTCGGCATATAACATTCACTATGTTTTTACTAACATTTACTATATACATTTATGCATTAAATAATGCATGTTTTCTCAAGTGCCTTAAGCCCTTTCCGGTGCAGCACGAAAGCGTGCTGCTGCACGATATTCATCTCCGCCGCAATCCGCTCAAAGCTCTGGTACTCGACATACCGGCGATACAGCACTTCCATCTGCAGCGGATTGTCGAGCTTCTGAATCGCCCGAATGGTGCTGTGCTTCTCATCGACGAAGTTGTCAATCTCCGCATTGATTTCCTGCTCAAGGGCGATTATCCGGAGAACCGGTGTCACGAAGGGCGCATCTCCGGAGCCGCTCGACTGTACCCGCTCTCTTGAGGTGTCGAAACCCGCGACACAGGTGGAGAGAGCTTTGAGCGACTCAAGCTCCCGAAGCTTTTGATTGATCACAGTGTCCAGCAGCTGTAAGCGCTGCAGGCGCGTCTTTACATCCATCGTTTTCCCTCCTCTCGAAGCAAATCCAAATTCTTCCCGCAAAGCTCTTTATTTGCTTTCGTCTGCTTCACGCACCGAAGCGTCTTTTTGTAGCTCGCTGAAAGCTCTTTCGCCGAGGCCTTTGCTCTCTTTCGCTCTTCCGGACTAAGTGCGGCTCCGGACGGGTGCCTTCCTGTCTCCGCCATCCGCTTCGCCTCGTTTGCTTCGGTCTGATAATCGACGCAGCGCTTACTCGCAATCCTCCAGAGCTCCGCGTACTCAGCCTCACGGCGCGTAAGATGCTCACTCAGCTGCTCGAAAAGTCTCGGGCGGCTGTGAAACTCTGCCTCGTCAATAAGCTTCAGGAATCGCTTAAAGCGCGTCACCTTGCACGGCAGAAATTCATCCAGACCAAACACCATGTGGCAACTCTCATCCCATGAATCCTCAATCGTCAATCTAAGCTCCTCCATGTTCTCTCCTTTCTTTCAGCGCACGCATGAGCGACGCCTGCGTGACGTCCTTACTCTGTAGCGCCCTCATAACCTGCTCATCTACGGTGCCGGTGGCTATCAAGTGATGGATGATAACCGGCTTTTCCTGCCCCTGCCGGTGCAGTCTCGCATTTGCCTGCTGATAAAGCTCAAGGCTCCATGTGAGACCGTACCAGACGATTGTGTGCCCTCCCTCCTGGAGATTGAGACCGTAGCCGACGCTTGCCGGATGCGCAAGCAGCACTTTTATCTTTCCGGCATTCCAATCGGCAATGTCCTTTTCGGTCTCCAGCGTCCGCGCCTCCGGAATTTTTCCCTGGATAGCGGCGAGGTCGTGCTTGTAGCTATAAAAGACCAGCACGGGGCTGTCGGTCGTATCGACAATCTCCGACAGCGCCTCAAGCTTTGCCTCGTGAATCTTCACCGGTACATTGTCCACACTGTAGACACTGCCGTTTGCAATCTGCAAAAGCTTTCCCATGACGGCTGCTGCATTGAGTGCTGCAATGTCCTCATCGTCTATCCGGAGAAGCTGCTCTTCCTCCATGCGCTTATATGCTGCCATCTCGGAGGCGGACAGCTTCACGGGAATCACATTGTCGATTCTCTTCGGCAGCCGCAGGTAATCGGCGGCGCTCATGCTGATGCAGATATCGCTGATTTTCTTCTCGATTATCTCCTGCGCCCCGCGTATCGGCTCCCATTTGTACGTGGTATAGCCGTTTCGTGCTCCCGGCCGGAAGTAGGTCTCGCGATACGCGCCGATTGTCCCGCCGAGGCGCTCGCCCCTGTCGAGAAGGTAAATCTCCGCCCAGAGATCCATAAGTCCGTTCGGCGACGGCGTGCCGGTAAGACCGACCACGCGCTTTGTGTGCGGAAGCACTTTCCGGAGAGCCCGGAAGCGCTGCGCCTGCGGATTCTTAAAGCTCGACAGCTCATCGACCACTATCATGTCAAAGGGCCATTTTTTGCGCCGCCGGAAGGTCTCGACAAGCCATTTCACATTATCCCGGCCGATCACATAGATATCGGCATCCGCTGCCAGCGCGCTTAGGCGCTGCTGCGCAGTGCCAAGGACTTTGGAGATCCGGAGATCCTTTAGGTGGTCCCACTTTTCGTGCTCTCTGGTCCACGTGTCCTCGGCGACGCGCTTCGGCGCGATAATCAGGACGCGGGACACATCGAAACAGTCGTACATGAGCTCTTGGATAGCAGTCATCGTGATGACGGTCTTGCCGAGACCCATGTCTAAAAACAGCCCTATGCTAGGCTTTTCGACTGTGAGCGCTATCGCGCGTCTCTGATAGTCGTGCGGGATGAACCTCACTTGGCGCCGCCTCCTTTCAGCTCTCGTATAAATGCTTCGGCCTCGGTGCGTCCGGTAATCGTCCGAACGTCTATGCCAAGCTGCCTTAAATTTTCCTGCTGCCATACCTGTATAGGCGAAAGCCGGCCTTTTGGCGCTTTCAGCTCTACCAGATACACCCTGCCTCCCGGAAGAAAAACGATTCGGTCGGGCACACCATCGTTTCCGGGGCTCGTGAATTTGAGCGCCCTGCCTCCCAGTCTCTCAATTTGTAACCGTAGCCATTTCTCAACGTCTCTTTCGCGCATTTTTCTCCTCGTGGAACAAGTGGAACATTTTTCCTATATACGCGCGTATGTGCGCCTACGCGGGCGTTTTTTCGCGTGTTTTTAAGTAAATATCAATAGTGTATAGGGAAAAGTTGTTCCACTTGTTCCACCCACCCCTCAACCCTAGTGTTTATGCGGCTTTGCGCCATGGAACAAGTCTGGAACAAGTAGCGGAACAAGTCCAAGTTGTTCCACTTTTGGCTTGGTGACGGGGTGGAACAAGTCTGACTTGTTCCACTTGTTCCACCCACTTGTTCCACCCACTTGTTCCACCTTTTTGCTCATTCCGGCCGTCTATAAATCCGCTGTTTTCCATACCCTGAAATCCTCTCAGACTCTCCGGTCCTCTCCCATCCGGATAACCGCGCCATAATGGCAGCAATCTCATACCCGTCTTGCTTCTTCCAGGCGTTTTTAGGCCGACCGAAGCACTCCACAAAAATCTCCTTCGCACAGACTCGCGTCCGCTGCATTGTGCCTTTCTGCTGCTCCGGAGACAGTACGTCACGCTGCCGGAAATAGTCGCACCGCTTATCAATGTCCCAGCTATACCAGTCCTCCGGCACAAGTGTATCGAGATAGTCGATAACCTCGCCCTCACGGTCGTCGTACTCAAGTGCCGCCTGCTGCGCTTTCGCGGCCTCTTTTTCCATCTCAGCATCGAGGAAGCTATCCTCTCCGTCCGCCGCATACTGCACAGCCTCTGCCCATATCTGCGACCGCACTTCCTCAGTCATATCCCAGATGGACAGCCGCCCGCCGCCGTTTACCGTGACCGGCCAAAATCTCCGGTTACCGGTCGTATCGCGCAGGAAGCCCGTCGTTGAATTCGTCGTACCGCATATAATCGCGGTACGCGGATGGCGCTCCACAACTCGCCCATAGGCTGCTCGATACTCGTCCACCTGCCGGCTGATAAAGCCCTTCATGATGTCAACGTCAGCCTTTCTCGTGCCCTGCATCTCGCCGATTTCCATGATCCAGACGCCCTGCAGCTTCTCGGCTGCGGTCTTGTCTCTCGTGTCCGCCAGGCTTAAAGAGTCGCTGAACCACTTGCCGCCAAGCTTCCTAAGCAGGGTGCTTTTTCCGATTCCGGGCTTTCCGTCGAGAACAAGTACCGTGTCGAATTTGCTGCCGGGCTCCCAGACGCGCTGCACGGCCCCAATTAGGGTCTTCCGCGTGACCGCGCGTGTGTAGGGCGTGTCTTCGGCACCGAGGTAATCAATTAAAAGCGAATCGACCCGCGGGACGCTGTCCCATTCGGGAAGGCTTTTTAGGTAGTCACGTAGTGGATTAAAGCGCCGCTGGTCGGTGACGATGGTAAGCGCCTTCATGAATTTGTTCTCCGGAAATTGCACGCCGTACTGATCGGCCACCCAGCCGTAAAGCTGTGCGTCGTCCGCGTCGCGCCAGTATTTATTAGGCCTTTTCCACGGCAGCTCCCCGCTCACCTCTACGGCTCCGGAGAGCTCGTTAAAGCGTATGCCCTGGAGCGCAGGGTGGTGCTGCAGTATAAGGACTGCGTTCGTGATATTCGCGCGTCCTGCGCCTTCCTCGCCTCTCGCGCGACGCGAG